AGGAAGTTTAGCACGTGATGTTCTCTTAAGCAAATTCAATTCCATTGCTTCACCTTTCAATTTTTCCTTCAAAGGTTTAGTAATTAATTTAGGAACAGATTCTACATCTATATTATTTTGTTCACAGAAATGCACAATGGCATCCACATAACTCATACCCTCTTTTTCATGAGCAAGAGTTTCAATTGCTTCAGTAAATTTTTTAGCGCAATAGAATTTATTTTCTATTAACTTCTCTAAATTTTTTCCTTCAGCTTTTGCCATATTCCTGTAATTTGAAAGTAACAAACTCTCTAATGTATTCAGAGAGCAATTTGATATATTTCTTTTTATTGTACTCTTCATAAACTACACATTCTCCATTTTCACAAGACATTAAAATTACAAATTTTTTCACTGGTATGTTTGTTAGTTCATACAACATACAAGCATATGCAGCACACTGAACAAAGTAATGATCTATCCACTTACGTGGTTTAGGTTTCTTAGAGGATTTAAAGTCAATGATAGCCAGTTCACCATTGTACTCAGCAATACAATCAACAGTTCCTGCAATACCTAGTTGCAAACTGTACATTGATTTCTCTATAGCATGAATATTATCAATCAAATCTAATTGAGGTTTTGATTGTTTAAAAAGATATTCTGATAGAGGTTGTACCTCTGGCAATTCTTCATTCTTAAGATAATATTCAGTAAGAGTATGCATATCAGTACCACGACTTGTAGCAGCCTTGGTTACTTTATCTGCTTGCTCATTACCTACTCTTGCTCTCCATGAACGAAAGATTTCTCTATTAATCCAACTAGTGATAGATGTGATAGATACTAATTTTGAATTACCAGGAACATCATAGTATCTGACACCATCAATAGTTTCTTTATCTAAAGAAGGGAGATCTATATTAATATGTTTAAACATTAAAGTTCTATTCCAAGTTCAAGTTTAGAAATGATATACTCTTTGACTAGACCACTTCTGCAGATGTCATCTGCACCAAACTCTATTATATCAAAAGATGGCATATTACGCAAGATGCGTATGAAGTCTACAATACCATTCCTCTCATTTTGTTTTACCAAATCTGTTTGAGTTGCATCTCCACAGAACATAATTTTAGAATCTTGTCCTATTCTTGTAATCATAGAATCTAATTCATGGAAGTTTAGATTCTGAAATTCATCAACAATAATAATTGCTCTATCAAAAGTAGTTCCTCTGATAAATGATGTACTCCAAAAATCAATAGTATTTTGTGCCTTTAAGTTTCCATATAACATATCAAATGATGCATCATCTGGCATTTGAAACATGTACTTAACCATATGCTTATATGGTATCTGATAGAGATAAGATTTGTCATCATGATCACCAGGTAAAAATCCTATTTCACGAGTAGCAACTAATGATCTAACAATATAAATCTTTTCATATGGACTCTTAGGATCAAGAACATCCATCAATGCATTATACAAAGTTATAAAAGTTTTACCTGTACCTGCACAACCGTAAGCAACCAAGTTCTTATTCTCTTTGTAAGAGTCAAAGAATACTTGTTGGTTATCTGTGAGAGGTTCAATCTTCTTGATCAAATCAAGATTGATTGGTTTTTTCCTTTTCATTTGTTTGAGACTCATTCCAAAAGGAACGGGATTTGTGCCAATACCTGCAGAAGGTTTTTTTCTTGCCATATTAAATAGTTTTTATTCGTGAACCTGGTGCTTTTTGTGCTTTCCTTAAAACATCATTCCAACCTGGATACTTGTGTTTTAATTTTTCAGTCCACTCACCAACTTCTCCAACACCAGCACAACCTTGAGACCAATCTCTATCCCAGTCAGGATTATCTTTTTTCCACTGGTCATACTTTTGCATGGTCATGCTAAGTGTTTTTGTTTCACCTGTTTTCAAATTTTTCAAAGGGTATGTAGGCATAATTGTTCAACAATGTTAGTATTTATGACCATTCCAAAGCTTCTGCAATGGTAGGAAAGGTTTCTATAAAGAGAGATTTGCATTCATTAGCAATGTCCATATGCTCTTTTTGAGTTCCATTTGCTGATCTAAGTTCAATATAATGAATCCAAGAACGAACAGAACCTGTCATATAAATTCTAGTTGGTGTGCATAATGGCAATACCATTCTAGCACATTCTTTTGCAACTCCTTCTTCAATCATTTGATTATACAATGATTGTGCAGAACTGAAAAGGGTTATCATTTGTGCTTCTAACTTTTGTTGAACAAAAGGATCTAAATCATCTATACTATTCTGACGATTCTTTTTATCTTGCCTTCTTAAATCTGGCAATTCTATACTACCAAGTTCATGACTCTCTGCATATCTTTGAGAGAACTCTTGGAATGTAAATGATCTATGTCTTAATATCTGTGCTGCAATTGCACGTGTTGTTTCAATCTCAAGTGTCATTGATGACTGCTCAAAGACAGACCAATGATTATGCTTGATACAGTATTTTAATAATCCTGCATAGTTTGGGTTATCCTGATTGTTAGGATTAGAGACTCTGGCAATGTGTGCCATTGTCTTTTCAGCATCAGGTGTTACTGATATTAACTTCAAGTGCTTTGCTTTCATCTTGTTTTTTAATTAATTTAGCATAAAGAACATCTTCCTTAGAATATAATTTAGGATTCTTCTTTGCTAACTTGATTAATCTCTTTGCTGTTTTTCTGGTTTCCATTTAAAAAGTATGTTTTAAAATAATCTACTATGCCATTGGACACATTGAATTTAAGTGTCCATTCCTCTGCACACTCATAGATGTCCCTGAGTGAGTATTTAGACTCAGTGGTAACTTCATACTTCTTTAATAAAATTGCAAGACACTGTTGCCTCAATTTTAATTTGTGATCAGAATATTCTTTTTCAGTCTGCATAACCATCATCATCATCTTCAAATATCTCCTCATAATCAGTTAGAGGTGGTGAAGTTACATAAGATTTTGCATCTGAATAAACCTCAGACTCAAGTTCAGAGATTATGTTTTTTAGGTCAAACAATAAAACCTTTAGCTTTCCCTTGTCCATGGCTTTATTTTTATTTAGATTTAGTATAGCATAAAAAAAGGAGGGTTTCAACCCCTCCTTAAAATTTAGAACTTGTATCCATACAAGAACCTAGCTTCAGCGTATATGATAGTGAGAAAAATAGCAGATGCTGCTAATATTTCTGCTGTGACTAACATTACTTAGCTGTGTGAGCGATACCACGATATGTGAGTTCGACCTCTTTTGCTTGCTGAGCTTTGTTTCTGTTGGTGTCATACTTAACACCTCTATAAGTGACTTGTGCCATTTGGTTTCTCCAAAGTAGTAGGTTGATTAGACCGTTCCTTCAGTCAACTTGTGCGTCCTCAAAACATACTGGATTAGTATGTGCAATAATTACTCTAGTCATCTCTAACCTGTTAGGGTCAAAGGGTTCAACTAAAGATAGCAACTCATTGGCTTCTACACAATTAAGTGGAGCACCAAGTAATACTAATTTCATTAAAATGCTATACATGAGGATGAACGAACCCGTTCCGAGTCGGCTTACTTGCGTCCAATAATAAAGGTTTCACATTGTTCATCTGGTACTTTTGCTCTGAAGTAGTCTATAAGATACTCCTTTGCATCAGAGTCAAGATTCTCATCACTGAGTATCTCTATTCTGTTTTTATTCCATTCTGGACATGACATTTCCCAATGGGAAGGATGATGTTCAGTAAGGAGTAGTGCCAGTAATACTAAACCTTGCATTGGATGAACGATGTGTTTATGCTAACACATTTATACTATATATGCAAGTTTCTTTGTAACTTATGATACAATTTTATTTTATTTTAAGGGTTTACCATACTTATCAAGTAATCCAAGTTTTCTTACTTGACCTAGATTAGATTTAGATGCTTTCTTAATCTTTTTATATTGTTTTATTAACTTATCTACTTCATCTTGGTCTATGTCAGCAGTTAGTTCACCCTCAAACCCATGTCCTTTTTGCTCAATATAATCATTTATTCCATTTTGGATTTCACCCTCAATGATATCATTTATTTGTTTTTTGATATCATCCTTCATTATCTACTACCCCATACAATATCAGGATATGCTGTGTCTACAACACCCTTTGTAATTTTAGGATACTGTCTCTCTAATCCACCATCTTTAACTAGAGTTAATATGTCTGCTTCTTGTGGATGCAATCCCTCTAGCATTTGAATAAACATAGTCTCTCTACGAATTGCAGATAAACTATCATTACCACCTTTCACAAAATG